AAAGAGTAAACTTGATTACTAAACCTTAGAATTAGAAAAAAGCGAATTTGGTCGTGGGGCCTGAATATATTGCTATTGGTTTAACGGCCGTTGTATCCGCTATTACCGGTGGCAGTTGGGTCGCAGGTAAAATCCTTGGAAGACAAAACGACCAGATCCAACAAGCTTTTAATTACATCGGCTCGCAGAAACGAAGGATTGACGTTTTGGAAGACGACTTAAAACGCATGCCTTTAGATTACGTGCTTAAGGTAGACTTCCTAAGAGAAATCCAGCAAATGCATGATAATTTCAATCAAATCAACAATAAGCTTGATAAGCTAATGGAGAAATTGCTCGAATCAAAATGAGTTACATTCTTGAAGTTCAAGAGGATGAGAACGGAGACCAGTACATTACATTTCCCGACGAAGTAGTCGAAGAGCTTGGCTGGCAAGAAGGCGACGTCCTTAATTGGGATGTACGTGGCACCGGCATTATCATTACCAAAGTTAATGATGCCGCTGGCTACGAAGTTATAGAAGAGTAGAATAGTCCCAATAGCAGAAAGTATTTAGAGTGGAAAGGTATCTTCCGCAACCGGGTGGTCTTTACGGTTCCCAAGTTGGCAATCCCCTTGGAGTAATGGCCGCAAGTCCTTTTGATCCTCGTTTTCAAATTCCGGGTGCAAAGAATAAGGACAAGCCCATTCTTCCCGGTGAGAATCGCAAGAACATTGATGACGTGTATGGCCCAGGGCAGCCGCAGCCAATGCCAGGAGCCCCAGGATTCCCTCAGCTTCCGATGGCAGGTAGTCCGTTTGGTTCCAGTAATCTTTACGGCTCTATGGCGCAGATGGGTGGACGCTATGACCCAAGTGCTCCAGGGAATGGTGCGGCGATGAGCAATCTTCCCAATGGTGCTAATGCAGCCAACGCAACGTTTTATCGGGGAACACTCCCTGCTGGGTTTTCAAATATGACGGTTTCTTGAAACCTGCTAGTATTACTCAATAACCAAAGCAAATAATGGCGGACGCTAAAGCCAGACTTCAAGAAATTGTCAACGCTTATCTTGATCGAGATAGTGGCGTTGTGGTTGACACAGGCATTGTCGCGTCCCATATTGCACAGATGAAACTCTTTGGTATTCGCCAAGGAGTTGAATTCTTCCCATCCCAAGATAACTTCGGCTCACAACGTAAAGACTTCCTTGATCGCGTTTGCAAATACAACAAGCTTGATACGAGACTTGATTCCATTTGGGAGTATTTCATTTGTGATGGCCAAGGACTTTTTTACATCCGTCCTACTAAAAACAATTACCGTCTGTATTATTTCCGCAAACACGAATATCGTTCCTATTACAACGTTGATGGCGAACTGGATGAAGTTGTAATCATCTACAGCTATAAGGTGCGCAAGGCCATGAATGGCTTTGGTGACATCCAGATGAAGAGTCTTACCAATACTCCCGGTGTTAACAACGCTTATAGCCCTGGAGCAAAGAGATACATTCGTTTGTCAATCAAAGCAGATTCAATCGAAGAGACTCATTCTGAATCTGAACTCAACTTTGATATGCCCACGTACACCTTGACGGGTGATACCAAGAAGTTTCCAAACACCCTCAATTTCATTCCATGTGTTGAAATTACCAACAATCCTCAGGGCTTCTCTGCAGAAGGATATGGTGACTTTGACGCACTAGCCAATGCCATTTGTACGCACGATGAATTGATGCGTACGATGCGTAAGAACATCACGTTCTTTGGTAACCCAACGCTGTTGTCATCGCGTCCCAAAACCGACCTTATGGAGTCCGGTGGTGACATGGCGATCCAGCGTCCTTCGATTGCCGCTAACTCAGGGTTTGCTAGCCAATCCCCCATGAGTGCGTCCATGTTCAAGGCTGATCCCGTCAGTCGTGGCATGGAAGCACAGATCAGAGTGCCACGCGTCATTGCAAACCTGGAACCAAACGATCGAGTTGGTTACATTGTTCCAGATGCAATCACCGGAGACCAGAATGCTTTTGGTCGCCAATATCGAGAAGAGATTCGTACCGCCCTTGGCGGCGTTGATGAGCTTTCTATTTCCGCAGGTGTTACCGCTACTGAATACAAATCACTCTTTGGTCGTGTTGCCGCAACAACGAAGAAGAAAGCAAATGCTATTTATGAGCATGGTATTTGTCGTTGCTTTGAATTAATCATTTATCAAGAAGAACAACTCTTCAAATCAACCTTGGCACAAGCAGCACAGCTTGAGAAACCAATTCCTTTGGAACCTGGTGCACCTGAAGAACAACAAGCGCTGTATAAAGAAGCCATGCAGATGTATGAGCAAAAGCTCAAGCAAATTATGATGGCGTGCATCGAAACGCAAATGATTCCGCCTAGTGTGGTGGGGTTAATTCCAGATGGCGACATAACAGTTTTGTGGCGCTGGCTAGGCCCTGTTTACGAGGACTCTACGCAAGATATTCTTAACAACTCAATTGTTGTAAGAAACCTTCAAGAGTTAGGGGTTGATAGCATTGAAGCACTGAAATATCTTTTCCCATCTAAAACAGATGAGGAAAGAGCGGAAATGCTATCTGGCTTTCCGTTCAGGATGGTGAACGAATTGCAGGGTGCATACGCTGCATTTTCTAAACTAGTGGGGGGCATGATGCAGACTCCTCACCCGCAAGCACCGGATCTTCCGATGGCTGCGGATCCAAGATTGGATTTAACGCCATATCTGTATCGAACTTTAGAAGCTTTACAAAAGGAGATGAGTTATGCAGGACGCTACCGTCCAATCGATCCCACAGACGAGCCAAGTTCCGGCAGCGGTGGCTCCAAGCAGCTACGTGGTGCCGAGCTACCAAGCAGCTCCAGTGGGACAACCAGCCCAGTATCAGGTGGGTACGAGCTACCCCCAAGCGGTACCACAGGCGGCCCCCAATTACCAATCAAACCCGTCTCAGTACGCCCCCCAATCCCCATCGGAGACGACGGGCAATCCATGGGAATCGGCGTTCAACAAGGTGGTGGGCCTTCTGAGCAGCCCAGTTCAATCCCCGTTCCAGGGTCAACCGTCAGTGCCGACGACTTACAGTCCGGCCAATTACGGACAGGTCAACGGCCAGGGTACGTATCAATCGGTTCCGCAGACCTCGCAAGCCAACCAGACATACTCGCCCAATTATTCCCAAACTTCTTCGACAGCCTCCGCGGAAACCAACGGCCAGTCGCTGAGCCAACTGGTGGCGGACAGCCTAAATCTAAGCAACGAAAGCCGGTTCGTAGTAAATAACTACGGCTGGGAAGCACCAGCAATTCTTAACCAATATGCTCTTAATCTTGAGGGCATGCTGGATAGTGCTGTTGCATGGGGTCAACAAGCACAAGGTCTGTTAACTGGTTATGCCAGTTTTGCAGTTAACGAGCACCAAGAGAACCTTGCTTATAACGAAATCCTGACGAACCCCGATGTTCTCAGCGATTACACCCTGCAGTTCTTTGGTCCTGAAGGTCCGTGCCCTGTGTACGAAAACGAGGCAGAACTCGAGACTCCTGGTTATCGCACCGCACCTGTTGATGCGATGAATGCGTATATGCCAGCACCTCCTTCTGCAACTGCTCCCCAACGTCCTGAAAACTTCTGGGGTAGCTTTAAGCAACAGATGGATATGGATCCCGCAAACGCTTGGCGTTTACTGAATCAAGCCCAACCTCAAGTTGTTGCAAACAAATTGTTTGTAATGGAGTGAGGCAATGAAACTGGCCGGTAAGTTTGATCCATTACTCGCAAGGGGTAAGGCGGCATTAACAAATGCAGCAATGAACCCAGCATTGTCGACTCTTGGTGCAGGTGCCGCCGCCGCTGGTCTTGCCACTCTTGGAAACGTTGTTACCGGTCAAGCACAAGAAAAAAGTCCCGGTCGTCTAATTGCGGAAGCGTTAGGCGCCGGTGCTTTAGGTGCAGGAGTAGGAGCAACTCTTGGGCCAGGCTATATGAACAGACTTGTTAAGACTGGTTCTACTAGTCCCAAAGCTGAGTTTGCACTTGGTACCGGGATTGGTGTTCTTGGTGCAGGTGCACTTGGTGGCACGATTGGTGGTGGTGTTATGAACGTCGTTCAAGGTGAGGATCCAGAGCGTTATGGATCCAGCAATACCTTGATGGCACGTACTGCCACACCTACTTTGCAGTATACGTAACTAATAAGTTACTAACTGCTAAAATTTCTAATAGATAAGACATGGAAATGTCTGAATCTTTTACCCGATAACAAACACTTCCTAGACGATCACACGGAGGATGAAACAAAGTGTTTATTGATAATGACTTTCCAAAAATCTTGGGTGCGGAACTTTACCGTCCCCATCCTGCGTACATCGCAGAAATGGCAGTCGAGCCTGTGGTCGTTCATGACTTCACTCGTCAGCCTGGTCAAACTGTTCAGTTAGACCGCTACAAGTTCTGGGGTACCCCTGGTACTAAGGACAGCCGTGAGCGTGTGTCCGATCAAACCATCGGTACTGCCAACAGCCGCAACATCACCAAAGAGAAGGTGCTTGTTGTGCTGAAGGAATACACGGGTCCTGCAGACCCGGGTGATCCAACTCAACCTTCGACCTTCAAGATTGCTCGTGAGACCCTGATTACGGCCCAGCGCCTTCTTCTGGACTCTGGCAACCTCAACATGTTCCACCAGTCGATCGGTAGCCTGACGCTGCTCGACGACTATCGCCGTTGGCGTGACCGCGTGTTCCTTGATGAACTCGCCAAAGCTGAAGCCAATGGTGCCGCCTCTACTTCGCAAGGCGGTTACTACTTTGCTGGTGGTAAGACCAAAGATTCTTCTGGTCGCATTAGCTACACCGGCACTGAGTACACTGCTGATGTGCAGCAGTTCCAAGTTCGTACCGACCTTCTGAACGTCGTTAAGGACCTGCGTAAGCGTAACGTGCCGACCTTCTCTGATGGTCTGTATCGTTGCATTTGCGATCCCGTCTTCATGATGCACCTGCGTCGTGACCCAGACTTCCGTGAGATCGCTCGTTACGCTGGTAACCCTGGTCAAGGCATGTACATGGGTAATCCCATGATGCCTAACAACGCCAGCTTCTACATGGGTCCCCAGGCTGGTCAAGGTTACTTCCTGGCTGGCGAACCTGTGATGCCTACTGGCGTTCAGTTCGAAGGTGTGAAATTCTTCGAATCGACCAACTTCCCAAGCAAGAATATTACCGCTTCTTTCGATGGCGGCTCTACTTATGCTTCCAAGGAAGTTGCCCAAGGTTACTTCTTCGGTCCTCAAGCTGTTGGCGTTGGTATCGGCGGCCCGAATGCTCAGGTGCTGATCAACAACAACGACGACTTCAGCCGCTTCATCATTCTGATTTGGCAACTGTACGCTGGTTTTGAAATCCTTAACACTGATTTCATCACCACCGCGTTCAGCTTCATTCAAGATGATGGCAACATCTGATAACAACAAGCATATCTGGAATAGATAGATGACTTATTTAACGGCTAAAAAGATTTATCCAGGTAACTGGAATAATGCTCTCAACGGTTGGTATCGCAATATCAACCCTAACGCCTCTGGTACTGATACCGGTTCCAACGCAGGCCCTACTTCGGTGCTTGCTACTCCTGGTTACCGTTACTTCCAGCAGCGTGGTTATGTGCCAGTCGTTGGCATTTCTGGTGGCACCGGCTCTCTTGCCGTGACCACTACCGCTGATGTGATCGTTCCTTCACCTTACCGCCAAGACGACACTCGTCCCAACATCACCGGTATGGTGATCTCTGGTGACTCCACCCTGCCCGCTTACGTGTATCGCACTGCGATTTCCGTTGCTTCCGGTTGGGATGGCACTGTTGCTTCTGGTGTGTATGCCGCAACTGGCAACGTGATTTCTTTCGGTCGTAGCAATGGTGGCAACCCCACCGCTGCTTCGGGCGTTGGTGAAGGTGTGGCACAAGCCAACCTCACCTCTACCGTTTCTGGTACTCAAGCTGGTGAAATTTATTTCTCCGGTGGCACCGCTGGTTACGGCACCAATCCTTTCATTCTGAGCTCCGGCGTACTTGGTCCTCTTCCTGGTAACGCTTACTACTCGCTGAATAGCTCGACCACTTTCAAAGTGTTCGCTAAGGAAACCGCTAATAGCACCACGACTTCCGGTGGTTTCTATATTTCCGCTGCTGACAGTGCCGCTAGCCGCGCTGGTTACCTGGTTGTGGAAGTGTGCTACATCCAACCTGATGTCGCCCCTGGTTACGAAGATATTGACATGTACCTCACCGGTCGTGTTGTTAGCTGATTAGGTTAAACTAAGACCAGTGAACAACTGGTCTTATGTCTACGCCAACTGCAGATATGCTTTATCAGCATAAAAAAACAGGTGCACGAGTTGAGATTGTAAGCGAATGGGATAACGGCGATTGGTTCATGGTCAAAGACCAGGACGGTCGCCTTTATACCGCTTACAAAACTGAACTCACACCTGATGAAGAAGCCACGAAGAAAGTAAAAACTCTTCGCGTGAAAGATAAAGCATCGCAGGAAGAACCACGCACTTTCCCCCCGGACACACGCCTTAACATCAATGGCGCTACCCCACAAATGATCGCTGATCATATTAAGGGTATCGGATTGAAAACAGCTCGAGAAATTAAAGATCTTCAGATGTCCTTATCGGGTGAAAGGTTTAACAATCTTGAACAGTTAAAGCAAATTAAACGGGTTGATTGGGACGCGGTTTTAGCAGCAGACTTGATCAGAGTTTGATACTTATCTCCTATCTAGCCCCTGGGAAACCGGGGGTTTTTTGCACGTAAAATAAGAAATAAAACAACATGGCATACTCTGTTAATCGCAGTGGATATACAGGACCTAGTAATAAAATTGGTGGCAGTTCTCCCTATCACATTGATTGGAAAGCGTTAAAGTCGCTCCCTGCTATTGAGAAAGTCAAAGCAATGGATGCATTGGCAAACCAATACGGTTCTCATGGGCGCGAAATAGAATTCTCAAACAACGCAGTGGCTGGAAGGAGGTGGAATACAGCAGCAGATCTATCAGATAAAATTGATTTACTAGAAAGAGCAGCAGCGGCGCACGCTCATAGTCAAAGTCCTGGATTTGATTCTTTTGATTTCTATGTACCTTTTAAAGGTAAAAGCAGGTTTGATAAAGGTGCTGTAGAAGACGCATCTATTTACATACCTGGCATTGCAGGCGGCAAGATTCGTCGCGGTAGTGGTGGAGGATATGGATATTTTTCTGAGGCTTTAGATCCTAGTGGTAAAGTTGTATTCCGCGTTGGCCATGGTAACGTTGATCGCCCTGAAACAGAAACTGAAGTCTTAATTCCCACTGGTCAAGTTGTTAGTCCAGGCGCTACTACTGATGCAAATACTGCAGAAACACGACAAGATTTTTTGAAACGTTATATGCAAGATCAAATGCAAACAACAATGATGCAACAATTACTTAATCCTCCGCAACGCACTGATCATCGCGCAACGATGGAACAAATGATGCAAGCAATGGGAGGCCTTGGAGTTCTACAAAATCCAATGAGCTTATAATGAAAAACATACGGAACTAAGCTGTGCATCTCAGCGACTTCGATAAAAGTAGAGTCCGATACCACCTCGGCTACTTCACGGTCACCGTACCAGCGGGCGATTACAGTCGGCTGGAAGAAGCTATGAATACCATCCCGGATTCATACTTCTACGACAAAGTTATTATTCAACTTGGTCGTTGCGATACTGCCGAGAAGAAAACCGAAGTTGCTACTTCGCCTTCTACTCGTATTGAGAACATCGTTGGTGATGTGGATCGTACAATTCGCTCCAGCAATGCCAGGGAATCTTTGAAGGTTTGGGACGAGATTTATCTCTACGAAACCAATCGACTTGCACAGATTCTTTACGTTCCAAACTACAAAGATCCGTTCCAGGCTCGTTATCGTTACGAACGTTCTGGTGCTGAATTCATCCAGGCATTACCTGGCCCTGCCGACACTGCTGTTGGTTCACGCATTTATTTACATGAGGTTTGGAGGTAATTATGACCGGTAATCCTACAGGTAATACAATTACCAATCAAATTGCGTACATCGCTAACATGATTGGTAAAGGTCAAATGCCTTACGGCGGTAGTGCTGTTGGAAATTATCTACAGCAATTAGCCAACCCTTTTCAAAGTGGAGCGATTCAACGTCGTCCAATCGTAAACCCAGAATTCATGCGTCCAGATTATTCTGGTGCAGGGGAACGTGCACGTCGTTTTCAAGAATATCAAACAGGTCGCGACATCCCTGGAGCCAATACCGATTATTCGGGACGTTTAAACAGTGCCCCACGTTCTCCGGGAGCAGCACAAGGCGGCGGAGGTGGTTCTCCCGGTCCCGGTTCTTTTGCACCTATTGATCCGTACGCTGCACAAAACCGTGAGTACGAACGGGAGCGTGCCAGGGTTGAGGCGATGGTGAAAGCTAACCCCGACATGCAGAAGCAAGCAATTGCTGATGAACGTGCTAAGGTACGTGACCAAGGCATGGCAATTTGGGCAGCAAAGTATGGCGCCCCTGGTGGCCTTGCTTCCAAAGTAAAACCAGGCGCTGTTGGCTACGATGCAATTCAACGCGGTATTGGTATCCAAGAACTTCCATCCCTGGAAAAGCGAGCTGAGTTCACTTGGAACCAAGCTACTCAAGGCCCCACACCCGCCGTACCAATGGCAGATGCTATGTTGAATCCCGCAGGCCCTGGTTTTATTGGTGGAGAAGGTGCACCGCCTGTGAACTTTGCTGATCCACGTTTTGAAAACATGAGTCCAGAAGAGTTCCAAAAGCTTTTAAACCAATACACCAAACGTTAATTCTTGGCATTGCTCAGCATGTAAGCCCAACCTACTGGACACAGATCTTTGATCTACGGGGGCCAGTGTTGTTGCTTTTAAACCAATGATTCTCTGTCCTAATTTTGTCAAGCGTTTAGCCACGAAGATCAGTCTTGTTGCCGCTGTACAGACTGTTTTTATTCCTGGACTCAAAGCAGATTCAAATTGGGTAGGAGAATAATTTAGGAGGTAATATGCCACCAAAAACAGTACAGCAGTTATTTAATTTAAAGCCAGAAGAAGTTAACGCACTTACGGTGCTTTCTGGTTTGGAAGGGTATCGTGGCGGCCGTGGTGAAGACGCAGCAGCAGTTGCTGCTAACGTACTTGCTCGGCGTTTAGCTGGCAACTGGGGTGGCATTGATATTAGAAACATTGCGAAGTCTCCTGGTCAGTACGAAGCTGTTTTTGATTATTCAATGCAGCAACTAGCTGACCCAGCTTTTGGTGCTCAAAAGTTAGGAAGCGAAGCTGAATACAATCGCATCCGTAATATTGTTAACGACCCATCTTTGGTTGGTGAGCAGTTCAGAAAATCTCAAGGCGCACAGTCTTTTAGAGGCGTATCTGCATACGGACGCAAAAAACAAGGTGACTACATGCCAGTCCCTGGTAAAAGTAATTACTATTTTGATCCTTTGAACTCTACACTGTATAACAAAGGCCTTGGTATTTTTGGTGCAGCTAACGCAACTAATCCAAGTACAAGTCAGCCGCAATCAACGAGCACTGCATCTTCCTATGGCCCTACAGTTGAAGAAGCAATGGGTCTTCAGTTGATGCAACAAGCAATGCAAGGTGCTCCACCACCTCCCAATCCAGCACAGAAGTTTGCCAACTTCTTGTCTGGGGTTAGCAAAAACCTTGGCAAAAACCTAGGAGGTATCATCAATCCGTTAACCACACCTGGTTATTAAAACTCAGGTATAATGGTGGATATTAGTGCTGTAGACCCTTGGCTTCGACAAATACAAATAAGCAGCCCCTGTTAGTTGACAGGCCTCTTTTTGATTCGGTACGAGTCACGACTCAGACCGTTGGTAGCGCATCTGCTAACACACTCTTTGTGCAAGGCGGACAAGCTCCATCAATTCTGGTCGACATGGATGCCGCACTGCAAGAAGATAACAATAGCGGTGGCGTTGTTGACTCCATCACTATTGTAAGGAACGATTATTACCGTAACCCGGACTACACGCTAGAGACCGCAACGACGGGCACTCGAGTTCGCTTAGTTAGCGGGCAGTCTGTTTACATTACCGCCACTGGACTTAACACACCAGCAGCCGAGAGTGGCCTTGGTTACTATACCTACACAGGTGCTACAGCAATTACCGGCACCTTGGGAACAATTCGGTACTCTGGTGTTGCGACGCCTGACGCGAGTGGCTTTTCCTATGCAGGCACTGTTGGTCCTTATCAACCAGAAGTAACGTTTGTCGTATACCAAACCCGTGGTACTACACAACCAATTCCAGCAAGTGGCGATTACAAAGTTATACTTGCCAAGCGTGTTCCTGCCAATACTCAACAAGTTGATTGCTCTGATGTAATGCCTCAAATCGCATCTCCTGTTGCACATGCAGGAAACACTAACGGCCTTGGACAAACCGCACCACTGCGCAACAAAGGCATCTACCTGGAGCGTGGCGACCGTCTATACGTTGGTGTCTTTCCGGACGGTCCTAACGCATCTGGGTACATCCCTGGTGCACACGTCTACGCTGAAGGCGGTTTCTTCTGATCATGTCAAAAAGAGGCAGCTCTTTTGGTGTAAGAGGAACTGGTTCTTTCGGTGATTTTGGTAAAATAAAAGAACAGATAAACCCCAAAGAAGTAAAACCAATTCAAGGGGAGTTTTCCAAAGGATCACTTCCTGGTTCAATCTGGACGATCGACAGGGAGTCGGCATGGTCACGTTGGCGTAGAGGCTACGAAATATATTCAAACGGACAATACTTTACATACGAATTTGAGTACAACATTCCAGACGTTGTATTTGCTCCTAGTCCTCCCATTGTTATCCAGGGAGCGTTTATTGGCTTTCCAACGAAGAGTCGAGAGCTTGGGATGCATTGGTGTTTATGGCGCTATGCAGGAGCCATTAGAACTGACTTATACACCGACCCCGTAAGTACCAGCAACTTATCCGTTGAAGCTGTAACAGAAGACAAAAACTATTGGTACGTAAAACTAACAGGCACCTGGAGTTCATTAAACCCATTGCCACCGCCATTCTTTTTCCCTGGTGGGCAGAAGCCTTTGATTTCGGAAGTGTTTGAGGATCGTATTGTTACTTCCGGTGGCGATCTAATTGAAATTGATACAATCAACCCCAATACACAAACACGGTATGGTTACGTATCTGCAGTGTTACTAGACATCAACGAAAACACTGGCATCCTCAAATTCCGTAAGTCAGGTTCGGTACAAGCAACATCAGACGAAAACTTTGTCACTCCTTCGCCTATTGGATTCACTCCTGGACGTTACTTAAACTCTGGCGCACGATACAGTTGCACATGCCAAGATTTCACACGGCGAGACTACTTCTATGTATCTTCGGAGAATCCTCGCAAGTTATTCCCAAGAACTAATATTGCCACGGTTAAACCAGGTCGTTTTGAACTCACCAAGCGTGATGGTATTTTGAGAACTCCTGCGCAAGTAGATTCCTCCATCAACTTGACGCTAGAAATTACAGCACCTCCTTCGTTTGATCTGACAAACCAAGTCACAACAGATCGAGTCATTAGTCGTGATGCGACAAGAGACAGCCCAGGACTCTATGCGGACTTTGGTGGTACTTATACACGCAGCACCGACAACCTTGGCACGCAAGGCTCTTCTGCAGAAGGCATGCCAACCTTTGCTGACTATACCTCTGTAACAGAGACTCTTGATAGCAGTTCCATTCCACAAAACACATTAATAACCCTTGAAGATAGATGGACGCCTGTGTTAGATGAGTTGCGTTACTGTAAACACATCTACTCACTTAAATTTGCAGATCGCGTATTTCCTCCTGAGCCATCTGATTTTCCGACTGACATAGAAAGCATGGCTGAATGGGAAAGGCAACTAGTAGCAAAGACAGATAGCGAAATAGACGCCATTAAAAAAGATAAACTTGCCAGGGAATCACTATCAAGAATGGATGTACCTCCATATAACTGCCAATCATTATCTGTGTACCCAATGTTGCAACGTTTGTTTAACTTTGCAACAGATCGGATTGAAGTACAAAATTTCACAATGATTGATCAGTATGGCAATCGTTCGCAACCATGAGGTGAGCTTAGAATAAGTTAACGGCCATTGACAGCATGTTTTGCAACGAGCACGAGCCCCTCGCCCTGCTAGTTGAACTAACTCCAAAGCTTGCCAAGAAACGTTTTAGACAAAGCATATATGAAGCCTGGGACCACAAATGCGGATACTGTGGTGACTCGGCGTCAAGCCTTGATCACATTGTTCCAAGGTTTAAGTCGGGTTCTTCTAATCGACATAATTTGATTCCTTGTTGCAGACGTTGTAACGCAAACAAAGGATCAGAGGACATGAAAAAATGGTACGAAAAACAATCTTTTTTCTCTTCTTCATCTCTTGCTAGGATTGAAGCCTGGATCCAACAGCAAGCTGTTTTTATTTTTGGTGAGTGCTAATGGGCGTCTTTAATGACTATGTTTCTTCTTATGGCGATATTGCACAGGCTTATAGTACTTGGTTGAATGACAGGGGCAATATTCATTGGTCTCAATATGTTGACGCAGCGCCAGATTTAACGCAAGCGTGGCAAGCTGCTAACAAAAGAAATGGCATATCAAAATGGGATTGGGGGTACAAACATTATCAAAACATAGGGAAAAACGAAGGACGTTTAACGCCAAAGATTGTAAACACAAACGGTTTGCCAGATACACCAGGAGATAAAGGACGTGGTGGGTATACAACACTACCCGTGTATCAAGATGACCAAGGAAGGCCATATACTAACGAAACAGCCCAGGAAGGGTTTGGATATGACCACTGGGATAAACAAGGTGGGAAAAATGAGTATCGTATTTTACCTGGCGGCGGTCAATTCAACATTCAACCTGATGGCAGTATTTCGGTAAACACAGAATCTATTGGGACAGAGGCTCAACAGGCATTTAAAAACTTTGCAAATAGATACAACAGCAGCAATGGCACTAATTTTAAAGAAATTGCGGATTCTTTAAACGCATTAGGAACAACTGAATCAAAAATACTAACAGAATCAGGATCAACTAATACACTTGTTAATGCCTTTTACGGCAAAGTTTCCCCTTGGGATCCAAAAGACAACGCGGCTTATCAACCGCCAATGGGAGCATTTGATCCTACTTACTACGTCACAACAGATCAAGGAAGAGAAGCATATGATCAGTGGCAAAAAGCTGTTGAAGGCACTATTAATATCGGTGGTCAAGCTTATCCAGATGTTTCAATAGTTGGAAAGTACAACCAAGATTCGTTTTTACAGTATAACTATGCAGTTGTACATGGTAAAACCGAACGAGGAAATCGAATTGTCAAAGCGGAGGCCGCCGAGGATTTCAAAGAAATCCCAATGACCGATGCACAGTACCAATTGTATCGCGATCAGGTATTGGGTCTAGGTTCTTTTACCACATTGAAAGAATGGGAAGCAGCACAAGATCCCGCATTCTTAAAGGAGTGGATTTCTTCTTTATCCCCAGAAGATGCGGCAGATCGCAAGAGTGGCTACTTAACAATTCCATCTATTACTCAATTACCAGAAAAGATTCGCTCGCAAGCAAAGATGTCGCGAGGGAATACACTTCTTGAAGGAAAGTTAACTACTGTACTTGGAGCAAAAGAACAAGAGGCAGCCGATAAGTTCAGATCTTTAACCGTTGATACGTTTAAAGAAACTTTAAACGAGTATAAAAAACAACGTGCCAAAGAACAGCAGTTTGATTTTTACAGCGGTATGCCAGGGTTTGATGAGATTTTTAACGTAAACAAAGAACTGTCTAATTCCCTTTTAGGGGAGACTGGCGTAGGAGGTCTTCTTTCGTTAACAGGACAGAACCAAGAAAAATCAACAGATAGTTTAGAGAGACAGTTTTCTGCGCTAACTGGTATCCCATCTAAAGCAAATACAGTTTATAACTGGCAAAAATGGTTTGATGAAACGTTAACAAAACGCTATCAAGAAGGAGCTGACTTTGCAGATTTTCAAGACCCTGCTAAACAATACACAATTGACAAAGAATTTGCAGAGGACTATATCAAGCGTTATTTAAATCCTCGTTTTAATACCTCGCGTTCTATGTCAGAATTTATGAGTTACATGGATGTGACTCAAGGAGAGGAAAATATTTTCCAAACACAAAGTGCATTGAACTCTTTGAAAACGCTGGCAGATTTACGAGCACAAAAATATTTAGACGACATCAAAAACTCAGGTACCTCTGGGTTTGATTCCGAGTTTTATTTTAATCCTTCCGGAGGAGATGTAGATATCTCAAAGCACAATTTACAAAAAACAAAAGTAACTGAAGACTGGGACAATGCCAGAAGGAATGGAGAGCAAGTTGTCCCTGGTACAAATCCACCACAGACCTGGAACCAACTGGCTTATTTCCATGGGTACAACCTAAACGACAAAGCACAATTTGCTAAATTGCACTATCAGGTTTATGGAAGGCAACAGGGATTTGACCCGGCGCGTGACAAGTTATCCTTTAATGCTGCACAGTCTTTTATTGATAATGACATACTTCCTGCTATTGCAAATGAAAAATTAAAACTAGGTGGTGTTTCTTTTTTAAACTTTGTAACACCTCGTGAGTATGCAGACAAGATGCTGGAAGGTATTGACCCTGCCAAGAATAAACCTGAGTGGGAGAAAGTGCTTGAGTCTATGGGGCTTTCGGGCAAAGACATGGGTATTGAAGAAGTAAAGACGTACATTGAAGAGGCTTTTCAAACAGGAGAAGCAACTAAAATCCGTGAAGCAATCAAATACTTGAACGAAAAGAAAGAGAAGGTAACGCAAGAAAAACTTGGCGTAGACTATATTCAACGTCCAGAAGACACTGAGGCGCGTACTAACCCAAATGAAACTGAACTCTATAACGTATTTAAGAACGCAGGGTTTTCTGGAACAGAAGATGATTTTTACAAAGAGTTTATGCCAGACGTTAATCGAGAAGATATGGAACTTTTGACACAGGCAGGAAAAGGCTTTAAAGAAGGGAGTATATTTAGTAAGTTAAACAGTAGTGATCCATTTGAATCCTTGGGTTCAATTGAAGGCTTGTTTACAGATGAAGACAACACTGAAGAAACAAGCAGTAAGACAAGCTCTTCTGCAGAAGATAAGTCTTATTTCAAGTTGTATAACGATGATGATACCGAGGATACAGTAACCGCAAAATCAAAGTCAGGCCAAGGATTTCTTGGTAG